ATACCCTGCAACGTGCCTTTCACGAAGAGCGTAGGGCAAAAGACCAAGCAATCAGGGAACAAGCAGAGGCGATTCAATACGCCAAAAGCGTTGTTGACCAGAATAAGTCATTGATTAAAAAGACTAATGTAGATGCAACGCTGCTACATGAGACTTGGAAATCCAAGACTGAAAGCGACTTGGAACGTGCCAAAGAACAATATAAAGCTGCTTATGAGAGTGGCGATTCAGATGCCGTACTTGAGGCACAGGACAAGCTAAACAGGGTGACTATGCGACATGAGATGTCCATGTCAAAGGAACCTGCTTTACAACCTGAAATAAATGAGGTACAACAGGCAAATGATGTTTACACATCGCCACCTCCTGACGAGAAAGCCGTATCTTGGGCAAAAGAAAACCCTTGGTTCGGAAAAGATCGCCAAATGACAGGAATGGTGTATGGCGTACACGAAGATTTGATTTCTCAAGGTATCCATCCCACGCGGGATGCCGCTAAATACTACGATGAAATCAATAAGACCATGCGTAAACGGTTCCCCGATTACGGATGGGGAGACCCCGAGGAAGCCCCTCGCCAAAAACGCGCCGCAACCGTAGTTGCTCCCGTGACTAGAACAGCCACAGGAACGAAAAGAGTTGCGCTGACACAGACGCAGGTTGCCATTGCAAAGCGTTTAAACATACCCTTAACAGAGTATGCCCGACAAGTAGCACTTTTAAACGGAGGCCAAAATGGCTGAACCTCGTCAAACTCGTGACTCCCAGACTCGCACTGAAGGTGAACGTGTGAAAGATTGGGCACCGCCGCAAATTCTCCCTACCGTAAAAGAACGTGATGGATGGGTTCATCGTTGGGTTCGTACCGGAATTCTTGGTAAATCTGACAATATCAACGTATCCGCCCGTTTCCGCGAAGGGTGGGAACCTTGTAAGGCCGAAGATTATCCAGAAGTTTTTACTCTGAATGATCGGGAGTCAAGGTTCCCCGGAAGTATTGAGATTGGTGGTCTATTGCTTTGTAAAGCGCCCAAAGAAGCTATGGAAGCTCGTGCGGCACATTATCGTCAAGAGGCTGATAACCAAATGGCGGCAGTAGATAATAATCTTATGAAACAAAATGACCCTAGGATGCCTCTCTTTAAAGAAGGCAAATCTACGGTTTCGTTCGGATCAGGTAAAAAATAACCTAACTTTTCAGGAGTTTTATATGGCTTATCCTACTGTTTCAGCCGCTTACGGGTTTCGTCCCGTAAATCTGCTAGGGGGGCAAGTTTTCGCTGGCTCCACTCGGCAGATGGCTATTGCGTCTGGTCACGCTACCAATATTTTCTTTGGTGATTGCGTGATCATGTCCACCAATGGTTGCATCAACAACAATACTGTTACCAATACTGGTACGGCAATTGTTGGTATTTTCATGGGTTGCAGCTACATCAATTCGTCTGGTCAGCGCGTGTTTGGGCAATACTACCCCGCCACGATCTCCAACGCAGTTGATGGTGCGAATGCTACCGTTGCCTTTGTCGCTGACGATCCTGATCTGGTGATGCAAGTCGCCATTCAATCCGCCGCTGATGCCGCTCCGTCTGCTAGTCAGGCGAACCGTGCCGCTCTGGTGGGTGGGAACGTCGATATCATCTACCAAACAGTCACAGGCAGCACGACTACTGGTGATGGTACGCAAGGCGTTAAAAATGCTGGTGTGGCCTCCGCTACGCTTCCTGTCAAAATCATCGACGTTGTTCCCGATACCGCGCCAGCTACTGGTTCGTTCGTGGAAGTTTTGGTTTCTTGGAACCAATTCGCCCACCTGTATCGCAACACAACGGCGTTGGCGTAAGGAGATAAATAATGGCTATTTCACGCGCACAACTACTTAAAGAACTTCTCCCCGGCTTGAATGCTCTGTTTGGTTTGGAGTATGCGAAATACGGCGAAGAGCATAAAGAGATTTTCGAGACTGAAACCTCTGAGCGTTCTTTTGAAGAAGAGACGAAACTGTCGGGCTTTAATGCGGCTCCTGTCAAGAATGAAGGTAACGCTATTAAATACGACAACGCCCAAGAAGCTTGGACGGCTCGTTACCAACACGAAACGATTGCCCTTGGTTTCTCAATCACTGAAGAAGCGGTTGAAGATAACCTGTATGACAGCCTTTCGGCTCGTTATACCAAGGGTCTGGCTCGTGCTATGTCGTACACCAAGCAAGTTAAGGCGGCTGCAATCCTTAACGGCGCTTTTGCTGGTGGCCCGACCTATGGTGACGGTCAGGTTCTGTGTTCGGCTTCGCATCCGCTGGTTTCTGGTGGAACGAACAGCAACACGGGTGGTGCTGCTGACCTGAATGAAACCTCGCTTGAGGCTGCTGTCATTCAGATCGCTGGCTGGACGGATGAGCGCGGTCTGCTCATCGCTGCAAAACCCCGTAAGCTGATTGTTCCCCCTGCTTTGATGTTCGTTGCTACGCGTCTTCTGGAAACGGAACTGCGTACTAGCACCAACAACAACGACATCAACGCGCTGAAGAACAACGGTTCGATTCCTGAAGGTTATCGCGTTAACCACTTCCTGACGGACACGAACGCTTGGTTCCTCTGCACGGATGTACCGAACGGCTTGAAGCACTTTATTCGTACCCCGCTGTCTACGGGTATGGATGGAGACTTTGATACCGGCAACGTGCGTTACAAGAGCCGTGAGCGTTACAGCTTCGGCGCTTCTGACCCGCTTGGTATTTTCGGTGCTTCGGGTACTTAAAGTAGTATGATGTAAGGGTGGATGGCAGACTGAAGAACTAGCCATTAAAAGACAGCTTAAAGCGTCCACCTGTTTTGTTGATCTGGGATTTTTCACCCGTACAGACTGCCCCAGCAGACTTTGTAGAGACGGTACGGGAATGTGCTACAACACAAAGGATTCATCATGGCGATTTCGACTTTCGACGGCCCAGTCCGTTCACTTGCAGGTATGTACAATCAAGGCCCGAGTAACGTAGTTACTCTTGGCGCTACTGTAACGCTTTCTGTTGCAACGCACGGTGGCCTCACCCTGTTGGTTCCCGCAACCTGCGCTATCACGCTGCCGACCATTGTTTCTACAGCAAATGCGAATGGTACTGGCCCCGGTAATGACCCCAACACCCTTAACAACCTTGGCGTTGAATTTAGGTTGTTCTTCAATGTAATTTCGGCTGGTGCTACGGCTCAGACCGTAACTTGCGGTGGTTCAGATAAGTTTGTTGGTAGTTTGGGTGTTGTGTCTACCGTCTCTAACTCCTTTGCTTCAGTTACTGGGACAGTCATCACTCTTAATGCCACGACTACGGGCGGCGCAGCACGGGGTAGCTACATTAGCTTGATTCCGCTGGCTGCTAACCTCTGGTCTGTCAACGGCACTCTGATTGGTTCCGGTACTGCTGCTACGCCATTCAGCTAATCTTCTGGGGGCTTCGGCCCCCTGTTCACATAATAGGAGATTACTGTGATGCAAACAGACGTACTATCAGCACACCTTAACAGTTCTGGCTTTGCCGTTCTTGGGCGCTACAGGCTCAAAAACTTCTTGTATGTGGCTTCGGCTACCGCAGGGGCTATTAGCATCTATGACACCACGGCTGTTCCTGTAGCGGCAGGTACAGGCTATTCACAATCAGCTTATACCGTTACCGTTGTCAGCAGCGCACATGGTCTAAAAGTTGGGCAGCAAATAGGCATTACCTTTGCCTCTAGTGGTGGTGTTTCTGCTACAAACGGCAACTATACAATTGCTACGGTTGCAGATGCTAATACTTTTACCATTACCGACATTAACAGCAGGAGTATTTCTGCCAGCGTAGCCTGTACTTTTACTACGGGTCGCTGGATGACCTCTGTTGATACCGCAGCCCTTACTACGTCTGGTGTACCCCAGAACCAAGCCGTACTGATTCCGGGCGAGGGTATTGTTGCCTACACAGGCATATATATTTTGATGTCAAACCAAACTGGCGTAACTATTTTCTACGGGTGATTTATGCTAAAAAAAGGTTTTGACCTAGCTGGCAAGAAGTTAATGATTGGTCTTCCCGCCTACGATCATAAAGTCGGTGTGAAGATGGCAATATCGTTGATGCAACTTGGTCAAAAGCTAATGGAACATGGGATAGACGTACAGGTTAATAGCCTGTGCGGTTGTTCTGTTGTCTCCCGCGCACGAAACATCATCGCCCATCAGTTCCTGAAGTCTGACTGCGATCATCTGATGTTCATTGATGCAGACATGACCTTCGCGGCGGATGACATTATCCGCTTGATGTGCTGGAATCAGGACAAAGCTATTGTTGCTGGCGCGTATGAAGCCCGTAAAGAGGGCAAGGTCTACATCGTGTCCTTGGATGGTGGGCATGGTGTAAACGGGCCGCAGGGCAAAGTAACGATGGATGAAGCTGGTTTGGTCAGGGCGTACCGTGTGGCAACTGGCTTCATGATGATTCAGCGG